AAGTTATTAAAAAATGCTAATGTTGTTGGTATAAAATTTTATTTTTTACAAAATGAACAATTAGAAAAAAGAATTGTTGCGTAGTGTGCTTTTATTCCTGCAGTGTAGATGTATTCAACAGACGTGTTAAATGTGTAGGGAGTTATTGAGGAAGTAAATAACAGTTCTACATCATGTGTTGCTCCTATGATATTTTTTAGGCCTGGATATACAAAAGATTTTAAGATACGATATAACTTTAACTAGGAAATGGATGATACATCTGGCGAGTTTTATCTTACTGACAAAGGTTTTCTTTCACTTCGTTATGAAACAAGAACAACTGATGGTCTATCTGCTTCTATTAAAAAACAAACTCAAATTTCAGATTATCCATATTTGTTATCTGGTTCTCTCTATAATTATTATAAGCTCTATAACTCATCGGACGACAACTTTGGATATAGTTAGATAAATAACTATAGAGATTATTATGTTATGCGCCTCTCCCCAAATGTTGGAGAGCTAGTTTCTGCCGACATAGACATGGGTAATATTTCTTTAATAATTCCTTCAAATTTATAGTTATGTTATTCAGGCTCTTTATTTTCTGCTGTATGTGCATATAATAATACGACTACAAAATCGAATGTTCCTTTATATAAAAGTGGCCCTGCTGTGTATAGTTGTTATGGCTGGCAATATCCAGGTAACACAGGAACTTCCGACCATCATTTAGAAAATTATTTTTGTTATTAGCCTATAAATTCTATGTGGTGGGCACAAATAAGAGGTAGTGTCGATCACAAGGCATTTGTTGTAAATAAATTTTTATATCCTAATCTTTTAAATGGTTTACTAGATATAAATGTATGTTTTATGTCTAATAAATTAAATTAGCCCGTTTTAAAAATAATGGATGTAACTAATGACGGTTATGCATACAGAAATCCAAACAGTTTATATCCTCCATATACAGGAATAAATTTAAATTGGAATTAGACAATACAAAAAACTGGTCTTAACAACTATCATCCTTATTTTTGCGGTTATTAGTATGGAGAAACTACACTTGGTATGAAAAGAACATTAACTTCTACATGGCATATACCCAGAAAACAAAAATCTATTTTATGTTATTTTCCTACAAATAAAAATCCAGCTGCTGCAAATATAAGTGGATATGTTGGTCCATATGCTTGGCTAAATTTAGATGATGATTCTACAACGCCAATAATAGAATTAGTTTAGAAAAAAATAACATATAATGTAAACAATCAAAATTGGGTTGAAGCACAGTCTGTTCCGGTATATAATTTAAGCAATTCACGCTATGCAAATATATTAGCAAATGTAAATGGTAATGATAATTTTACGGCAAAAGTATCATCTGTTTATGGAGAAACTGCAACAGGTGCACAAACAATGTCTTATAAATCATAGGATCCTGCAACCAACCCATGTAGTGTAAATAGTTATGTTATTTGCCCTTTAGAAACACAACTGTCATTATATTATGAAAATTTTAATTTAAGTACATTATTAAATAAATCTTGGGATTTTAAAGAAGCAGATTAGGTAAAAATAAACAATGTATTTAATGATAGGCGATCGTTTTTATAGTTTTAGCAATATAATGAAGCTGAAATTAAAGGAACTGAATTATAAATTTATCTCCGAACAATATGCAATCATATTATCTTAACGGCGAATATGGTGCTATTAATTCATTAAAGTCTATTGATAATGGTGTATATGCTTTTACAGAAAAAGCTATATTTAAAGTAGGATTTAATTAGACATCAAGCATACCTAGTTCTACATAGTATTTATAGATGGCTCGTAACCCATCGTTTACTGGCGATTATATTATTGCTGAAGTCGGATGTAATGACAATGAAAAGGTGTTACAAACAACTAATGGATTATATTTGTTAAGCAATACACATAAAGAATTATATTCTATACAAGGCGATAAAGTAAGTGCAATGGGATTAATGAAATTTAACAAGTCTGCATTACAATATTTTAACTATGATAAATGGAATCCTTATACAAACATTGGTGCTATATTAAGATATAATGCCCATTATAATGAATTGTATATAATTGATGGCGGAGGTAGAAGCAATAGTCCAATAGAAAGACGTGATGATTCAAAATTTGGTCATGAGTATTATAGTGAACTTGCAAAATGTTTCACTTATTCAGAATTATTAGGTGAATTTACATCTTATTATGATTACTGGTATAGTCCTTATTGGTTCTTTATAGGAAATACACAATATAGTATTGCAGAAGACAATATGATATATTAGATGCATACAGGAAACTATAGTTAGTTTTATAAATACACTTATTTTAAAGATTTTAAATATATAACCGTTCCGTTATGTAGTTAGGTAAGTTTTACTATTGTACATAATTAGGAAATAGATAAAAATAAAGTATTATATTCGATTTCTTATTCTGGTGGATTATATAACACAAAAACTCCTATTGATTAGCAATATAGTATTGATGCTACAAGTGCAATGAAACTAGGAATAAATAAAAATGTTATAGGGTTTTAGATTTCTGCAATAGAAAAATTATACATATATAATGACTATTAGAGTACTGGAGTAATAAATGTTTAGGAAAATGGTTTAAATGCAAAAATTAATCCATATATTCCATAGTATTCAAAACATAAACTTTAGACTTGGAATATATTAGTTCCTAGAGATGCATTAAAAGGTGTTGGTACTAATAAATATAAAAATCAAAGAATTTAGAATGTATGGAATGAAATTGTTATTGGATTGCCATTTTCTGATGATAGTTATTATGGTAATAAAGCGGCAAAGATTTGGAATTTAACTTTAAATTATAATTAATTATGGGAATGGGTTGGGTAGGCTCTGTCATGGACATGGGCAAAACAGCATATTAGACTATATAGAATCCAGAAGATTCAATGCTTGATGATGAAGCCTTATAGAAAGCAGAATCTATTAGAAAAGAAACAGCATAGAAGTATTCTAGCTCTATGACATCTAATAGTATTGCAGATAAAATTGCAGCATTAGATTAGGGCAATTCGGCAAAAGCATTAAAATCTAAAGACTATTATAACCAAGTATAGGGCAGTATGGAGACTGTAGGCAAAACTATAGAAGGTGCTGCTACTGGTGGTTGGGTTGGTGCTATATTAGGTTTTGTGAGTGGCGCTAGTAAACAGGTTATTGGTGGCATATAGGCAAAGAAAAAAGCAAGAAAAGAAAAAGCTAGGCTTTAGAGATTATAGTAGGCGGAATCGCAAATGGCAGGGAAATCTATTGAAGCAGCAAAGGCGGCAGCTGCAAACATTGGCGAATTTAAATATGGTGGTAAAAAATATAATAAATATAATACATTTATGAGCGACTATTCAAACGGATTTAACTATTTTGGTTCTGGTGGTTCTCACGAAGAAAATCCATATTAGGGTATATAGGTTGGTATAGATCCACAAGGCGTTCCTAATATGGTAGAAGAGGGAGAAAGTATATTTAAAGATTTTGTTTTTAGTAAAAGATTACATCCTTCTTTTGCAGAAAGAAAATAGTTAATTAAAGAATTAGGTTTATCTAAATCGCAAATTAAAGGCAAATCTTACTCTGACTTGGCTACATATTTAAGTAAAGAATCTAAAGAAAGACCTAATGACCCAATCAGTAGAGCGTCTTTAAATAAAATGCTTGATAAACTTGCTACTTCTCAAGAAAGATGTAAATAGGCAAAAAAATAGGCATAGACATTAGAAATGTTTGAGTTAGCTCCTGCCGCTGATAAAGCAAGAATACTTGATTTAGCTGCATAGCAATATAATGCACAGCAACAGTAGGCTGCTCAAGAATAGGCTTATATGTAGAAGTTATAGTAGGAACAATAGATGTAGTCTGCTGCATAGCAAGGCTATTTAACTCCAGAGTAGCAATAGCAATTAGTTTAGTAGGCTCAAATGCAAGGTTAGGCATTACAAGGTTATGCTTGTGGCGGTCATGTAAATAAATATGGCTGGGGAAGTTTAATAGCAAGTGCTGCAGGTTAGATGTTTAGTGCCGCTGGCAATAGTGGCAATAAAACACAAGGCGGTAAGGGCGCTAGAACTAATGATGGCATAACAAGTATGTTTGATATAGGTAAAAGCATATTTAGTTCTGCTAGTGGTGGCAAAGATACATCTACTGCAACAAATAACTTATTTGCCGGATTAGATTAGAAAATAGGAGATAAATTGGCAAATAGTAAAATGGCTAAAGGATTTAAATCTATTGGCGCATAGGCTACAGACACAAATGGTAATCCAGTAGCGGCATCTGAAGGTTTATCTACTGCACAGTTAAATTTTGACTTTAGCGGAATGAATGGCAATGCTTGTGGAGGTAAAATAAATAGATATGATGATGGTGGATTAAGTTTAAATACTTTAACACAAGAATAGTATGATGCTTTATCTGACGAAGATTACTTAAAGTTATTAAAACAGTTTGAAGTAGATAGAAGTAAAGTTAAAGCATATCCTGGTAGTAGCATGACGGGAGGAATTAGTAACTTTGCTGGTTTTGATAAGAAAAAAAATAGATATACATTAGACTATCTTAAAAAAGCACAAAGATTACAAAATGACGAGGAATTTTTTAATAAATTTATGTCTAGTGGTGCTTTTGAGTCTTTTGCAAAACAAAATAAAAAATATTGGGATACATTGAGTACTGCTGACAAGATGAAACTTGCTGCTGGTTTGGCAACTGATTATAGAGGCTCTTCTACTCCGTTTGCTTATAGTGATTTTCATAAAGGCCTTGAAGATACATAGATTCATAGAAATAGAGGGTTTATTGTAACAAAAGGCGACTAGGGAGAAGAAATTGCAACTCCTATTGAAAATTATGATCCTAATGCTTATGTAGCATAGGAAGGTTATGGCATTCAAAGAGTAGGTACATCAAGTTCTGATGGAGTAAATTATAATGATTACTATTATGGATAGATTCCTGTTTAGAACATCCCCGAAACTGCCATTACTATAACTAATGATGAAACTCCAGAAACACCTGTTACAGAAGACGAATATGAAACTATTGTAAGGAAAGCAAATAGACCTAATGCATTATCTACTGCTGGTAGATATGCCCCTGCTGTTGCAAGTGCTATTATGGCCGCTACAAATGCTAATGATGACTTTACAGCACCATTAGATAATAGAGCATATAGAACTGCATAGTTTTAGCCTATACAAGGTAATTTACAGCCTAATTTGATAGACCCTAATTGGGTTAGAGCATAGGAGAATGCAAGAAATGCATAGGCTATGGCATTAGCATCTCAAGGCAACATCAATCCTTTAATGAGAGCATAGATGTTAAGTGAGTTAATGAAACAAGGCTAGATGAATGCATAGAATGCTGTTCTTGAAGCATATAAACATAATAATGAGCAATTATAGAAAGTAGCATAGTTTAATCTTGATAGAGATAAATTTAATGCTCAAGGAGCTTATAGTGCTTCAAGAGATAATATGCGTCTTAACGACTTGAATTTACAAAGAGATGCTATGATTGCTCGTCAAAAGATGTAGTAGTCTGAAAACTTTAAGGATAGAAGAGATGCTTATATATCTTCATTTGCTCAAGGTTTGTCTGATGTTGCTAAAGAAAATTTCTTTATTAACTAGTGGAATTCTAATGAAGGTGTAAATAAGGGTTATTATATTGGTGCAGATGGCAGCATTATTAGTCAAGATGGTGAGGTTATAAGTAAAAAATCTACTTCTACTCCAGCAAAAGAAGAAGAATATATAGTTGATAAAGAAACTAAAAAAGCAGTAGATATTGCCAAAAAGTATAATTAGAAGCGGCCACATGAAAATACTATTGATGTAGATGGTGCTACTATAAAACTTTCTGATTTAATTGATTAGACTGGCAAGAAAGTAACTAATGAATAGTTAGAAAAACTTACTGATGAAAAATTAGGAATGTTGGTAGAAGATGGCATGTTATCTGAAGAAGATGCTGCTACTATTGCCAATAATAGAGACGCTCATTTAGCTGCCAAAGAAAACAAATCTAATTAGAAAGAAAGTGTTATTAAAAAAGAAGAGTCTGTTACTCCGCATAAATTTAGTAAGGAAGAAGAAGATGACTTTATTGGAAGATTACAATATGCTAGTCAATCTGAAGGAGGTAAACAAGCTGCTATTGCAACTATTGACGAAATGGTTGAAAATAATAACATTTCTTTAAGTAAAGCCAAAAAATATAAACGAATTCTTGATGGAGAAAGTCCTAAAAAAACAAGAAGACTTACAGTCGGCAAGTATAAAAAGAACATAATCCCAAAAAATCTTTATAAAGGATTAGAGTTTGATTTAAGATATTAATTTAATTATATACAATATTATGGCAGGATAGAATTGGTCAGTCAGGAATAACCCTATTTCTCTTAACGAGATGATTACTATTCCACAGATGGCTGTAGAAGAACATAATAAGATAGAAGAAGGAATTGCTAATTTATAGGCAGAAGCGGATAAATGGGAAATTCTTGCTAATAGTGCATAGGATAAAGTATAGTATGATTAGTATAAGGCTTATTCTAATAAACTTAAATAGGAGTCTGATAAACTTGCTATGTATGGTATAAATGCTAACTCTCGTAGAGATTTATATAACCTTAATAGAGAGTATGCTAAAAAGATAAACCCTATTAGTTAGGCTTTTGATTATAGAGCCAAAATGGCTGAAGAACAAAGAAAAAACAATAAAGATGGCAAAATGCTATATGATGTTGATTTTTCTTAGGTTTCTCTTTAGGATATTATGAATAATCCTAATTTAAGCTATAAAGGAATAAATCTTGAAGATGCCAGAAAAGAAGGTGGATTGGCAGGACAAGCTGCATCTAAAAGAAATGTATTAACTCCTGAACAAAAACTTATCATGAATGGTTAGTATTATGATATGATTACTAAACAAGGTTATACGGAAGAATAGGCTGCATAGTTTTTGGCTAATCCACAAAATAATCCTGAATTAGCTGCTTATGTAGACTAGGTATTTTAGGCTTATGACACTAGCACTTTTAATGATTAGCAAAAATAGCAATTAAAAAATTCTATTACTACTGGTCTTGTATAGGGATTAACATTTGATGAAAAACATCAATTACAAGGTAACGGTGAATATATGACTGCCTATTAGAAAGAAATGATGGCTTATAGAAGAAGAGAAGAACAAAGAAAAGAATAGTTATAGGAACAAAAAATGACTGAAGAAGGATTAAGAGAAACTAATATGGGTAGTAGTCCAGATGGTAATATAGTATATTATTATATTCCACCTAAAAAAGGTAGTATTTCTGGTCAAATATGGGCTTATGAAATAGGTCCAGATGGTAATGTTATACGCCGACAACCTATAGATGGTGGTGGTGTCTTTAATTGGCATAAAGATTTGTTTGACCCAAATACTGGACAAATTACTTATGATGGTAGAAAACAATAGTCTTCTGCTGCTATTACAGATCCGATAACTGGTGAAACTGGCAAAGCAAAAACTACTGGCACAGGCTTAAATCTTGCAGGTAAGGCTTTTAGAACTAATTTAAAATCTGGTTTAGGAACAGATAAAGGCGGACATAGTATAGATGATATATTGAAGCCAGATAAATATAATGATGAAAAAAATACTATAGATACTGGTATTTATGAGGCATCTATTAAAACTGGCGACATGTTGTCTGACTCATAGAAAATAGCAGTTAAAGAATATATTAAACAAGAATCTAAAAAATATCCTACTACTTCTGCTGGAGATATAGATTTAAGTAATATAGTTATTATTTTAGATGAAGACTGGGGAACTAAAAATCACTGGAAAATAATTGCTAAAGACTTATTTATAGAAAAGGCAAGACAAGCCGGTTTTACTGATAGACAAATTATAAATATGTTATAGGGTTCTACTGATTTTGTTTCAGAACAAAATAATATATAGAATTTAACGAAAAATGATCCATCTGCTTTTGCTAGAAGTGCATATTAATTTATAAAAAAACATTAAAGATATGTCATTATTTGATACAACAAATGAAGAAGTTTAGGCTTATGTTCCTGGAGGAATGAAAGGTCTTAGTGCATTGTCTGCTGACGAAAGAGATGAGTTTGAAAATTCTTTAAATCAAGAATAGAAAAACTGGTCTGATGTAGATAAAAATGCTATATATTTTAATAGAAAGTTTATAAATAAATATGGTCATGATGCTTTTTTAAATACATCTTATGAGGATAGATTAAAATAGCTAAATAGTGATGCTGTAAAAGAAGAGGCAGAAAAGAGATTTGGTAATTATTCTAATTGGGATGAAATTAATAAACTTTCAGAAACCGGACTAAAAAGATTACTTGTTAGTGATTATGTAGATCCAGAAAATAAAGACGTTAATGTTTATTCTCTTTCTTCTATATGGGAACAAGAAGATGAGAAAGAAAAAGAAGAAAAGAAAAAACTACCAGAAGGATTTGATACATGGAATGAATACTCAAAGACTGCATATATTAATTCTTTAGAAGGTTCTACTGCTGCACATAAAACTGTTAAAGATATAAAAAGATTTGCATAGAGTTGGTGGACTGGACTAAAAGAAAAACATAATTCTAGCATTTTAGAGTCTGCTAAAGCATATGCAGACAAAGATATTCTTGGAAGCTAGGAATATAAAAACAATTATTATGCAGTAAAAGATGGTATAAGTTCTCAAATTTAGTCTGGCGCTATATCTCAAAAAGATTTTGATGATGCGTTTGAAGAATTTGCTAATGCCACATATACTACATTTGATGTGTAGGGAAATATTAAAGAAGTTCCTATGTTTGCGTAGTATACTGGTAGAAAAGACGAAACTACTTTTGGTATTAAAACTGATTTATATGCTTTAGAAGAGCCAGAAAAAAGAGCTATATATTCTAAATATCTTGCATTATAGCAAACAATGATTAAACCTGAAATGACAGAAAAAGAAAAGGCAGAGGCTTATGGATAGATTATAGATATAATAAATAGAGATTTTGAAACAAGAGCAGATGAAAAAGAAACTGCTTGGTCAAACTCTATGAGAGTATATAAAAGCATTGGCACTAAAATGATTTCATAGTTTTCTACAGAAATGTTAGGTTTTTATTTCTTAAGTCTTAATCCAGAAGAATAGGCTAATTTTATTGCAGGTAAAAACAAAGAAGGTAATGACTTGCCTTGGTATTTTAATATGAAATACTGGAATAATGTAGATATGTATAATGCATGGACTCCAGAATAGCATAATAAAATAGAAAGAAATGCAGGTGTTTCTGAAGATAAATTAACTGTTGCTCCTGATGCATAGGGAGATTGGCTTATTACAGAAAATTTTGGCGAAGCAGTAGGCATGACAGGCTATATAGCACAAAGTGTATTATAGGATTTAGCATTAAGAGGTGCAGGTAAACTTGCTAAAAGCGCCATGTTATCTCAAAAATTAGGTGCTGTTGGAAAATTAAACAGAAAAATAGCACAGAATACTATAGCACAAGAAATAAGTAATTTTACAGGAAAAGCAATAAGAGCAAATATGGCTGCATTTCCTGAAACTATGATGGAAGGTGTTAGTATTTATGATGAAACATTTAATGAAATACAAAATTAGTTTTAGGATAAATTACAAAACGACTAGGAATATAATAAAAAATTAACTAGCGAATTAGATACTAGAGTGTCTACAAGCATGCAAAATGCAACTAGTGGACAACAAAGAATAACTGATGCAGAAGGAAATACTGTTGGTTTTTAGGTATTACCTCAAATTCCTATTTATGATATTACAGGTTAGACCGACTAGCCATTAATGTTTGCCACCTCTGAAAAAGAAGCATATGATGTATATAGACAAATGATTTTAGATAGAGAGTGGAAAGATAATGAAGAGTTTGCAAGAGAGTCTGCCACAAAAGCAGCATTAACAACTATGGCTGGATTTTAGTTAAAAAATGCTGTTATAGGTGCTGTTTTTGAAGATTTTAAATTTTCTAAAAGACTAACTCCTTCTGGTTTTGATTATAGCTAGTTGGCAGATGGTACATTTAAAATGAATAAAAAATTTGCTACTCATGTTGCTGGTTCTACGGCAAAGCAAATTGCTGGTGGATTTATAGATGAAACTACAGATAGTTATGTAGAGCAATTTGGCTCTGCTTATGGACTAAATGACGCCAATAACTATATGAATAAAAAATATGGAACAAAAGTATTTACTGATGGATTAAATGAAATTAGTAATTTACAAGCAGCAGCAGCAGGATTAGGTGGAGCAATGATGGATCCAGAAGCATATAAAGAAGGTTTTATTGGGGCAATGGCTCCTATGAATACTCATGTTAATCCTGTTGGTATTATTTAGTATTCAAGAATGACTAAAGAATAGAGAGCTGCATTAAGTGCTCTTGAAAAAATGAATTAGTTTATTTATAATCCATTGTTAGGTTCTGCTACAAATGATTATAGAGAGTATAAGGGGATACAAGATGAGATTGCGTAGTTAAATAAATTCGTGTCTGAACATAAAGGAGATTATGAAGATGTATTAAGTATGCTTGCTGCTCATGAAAGAATGTATAATGCTAATGACGCTAATGCTGCATAGAATGCAAAAGATGATATTGCATTTGAGTTTATTAGTACAATGTCTAAATTAAAATCTAAAAATGCTACATAGGCGTAGTCATTTATAGATGAGTTAAATAGACTTTCTGATGCAGAATAGATAACTAATGAAGACATAGCTTAGTTTTTTGCATATGGCGATAACTCTCAACTACAATAGCAAAAAGGCAGTTAGGCTAATGCTATTGCTAGAGAATAGATTTAGCAAAACGCAGAAGGATTGTTAGATAAGATTACATAGTATGAAAAAGTAGAAAAAGATTTTATTGTTGAATTTGGAGATCACCATGCTAATCCTAATTTAAAAGATTTACATGATTAGATTACTTATATGCAAATGTAGTCTTATAGTTATGATAAAAGAATTAAAACATTAAGAGAAAAACTTGGTCTTAATACAGAAGTAACTAATGAAAATAATTTTGCGTTTACTGAAGAATAGTCTGAAGCATTAGTTGATGGCTATGAAAAATATTTAAATAATCTTGAATAGAAAAAAACTGCTGGCGAACAACAGATATCTTCTTTGGAAGAAAAATTAAACAAAGAAAATGAAAAATTAGCAAAAGCAAAAGATGCTACAGAAAGATAGAATATAAATGAAGCTATATAGAATATACAAGATAATATTAAGGCAGAAAGAAGTTCTATATAGGTAAAAAATGACATTATTTCTGAAACTAAAGAAAAAATTAAAGGTCTAAAAGAAAACAAACTTTATTCTGATGGGAATATAAATCAAGAATTTCTTAAATCATTAAGCGGTAGGGCTTTATCTTATTTATTAAAAGACAAAAACATTGCCAAATAGTTAGCAAAAATAGATCCATTATTTAAAGAGCATCTTCAAGATGTTACTAGAATGGAAGAAGGCGTTAAAAATAATGATTATTCGTTAAGAATAATTAAAGAAAATCCAAGAGCATTTGCTACTGAAATGGCTAAATTTAAAATGTAGCAATTAGGTAAAATTGCAGAAGATTATCAATAGAGATAGCTCGCAAACGATTTAATAGAATATAAGAAAAAAGGATTAGAGAGTTTAAGAAAAATGTCTTCTCAAAGAATTGGTGAAGTTGGAGAATATCTTACTGGATAGGATAAATAGTCTGTAGAATAGTTGGCTAGTGCAGTAGAAGTTCATGAAGATGCAATGGCTTTATTGCAAGAAAAATATTTATAGGATTAGTAGTCTTTAGATAATTGGCAAAAAACATTGTAGGCTATTATTGGTAATGCTAACTCTAAAGAAGAGGCATATAAGCAACTTGAAGAAGCGGCTAATAATGCTGAATTTGATTAGAATTTGCAAAAATAGTTGGCTAACTTATATAAAGATTTGACTGGCATAGATGTAACTAGATAGTCTACTAAACCTAAAACAGAAGAAGGAAAATAGTAGAATAAAAATTCTGAAAAAACTAGAACTACAGAACAGAAGAAATAGAATAAAATAAAAAGCGATAGAATTGGAGCGGAGGAAGAAAGAAAAAAATAGGAAAAAGAGCAAAGAAAAGAAGAAAAGAAAAAAGAAGAAGAGAAGAAAGATAACTCTGAAAAATTAGAAAGAAACCAATTATTTGACGAAGATGGCAACTTTATTGCAGGAACAGAAAATCTTAACTTTAGTGAAGAAAAAGAAAAACCTGAATCCGTTACATCTGAATAGATAGAATCCGATTAGATTAAAACAGATACAGACATTACTCCAGTAATAGTTGGCCAAGAAGAATAGCCAGAAGAAGGTCCTAAATTTAAGAAATAGGACAGTTCTACTGAAATGCAGGGTAATGCTATGTATCGTTATGAGGTTGATACTAATGGAAAAATGATAGAGAGAACTCCTTCTAAAAAAGGCGGTGCTTTTGAAGCATTATTATCTTGGTGTAAAGCAAACAATGTTGATTATCAATCAATTATAGATAATGAAATATCTAAATTCTTAAATGAAAAAACTCCTATTTATGTTATGTATGCTAATTCTAACATGGAGGGCGCTACAAACATGAAAAATGTACCATTGCTTTGTGTAGAATTTACAGATGCTATTGCAAAGAAAATGAGAGCATATGACAAAGGAGAAAATGGTGGAGTTTTTGATTTTAATGGTAAAAGATATTTAATTATAGGTAATTTAGGTTTTTCTAGCGCTAGAACTGAAGCGGCATAGTTATAGGCTGTAAGTTATTATAATTGCAGAAATTTAAGTCTTAATAAGAGTTTAAAATATTTTAAAGAATACCCTGATAGTAGAGTGTTTGTTGATGTTGATTATTCTACTAGAATGACAAAAGTAAATACAGGTGGATTGGTGAAGCAAATTGGAGAAGAAAAAAGATAGTATAGAAAATTATCTGAACTTCTTGAAGACTCTAAAAGAAATCCAAGAGGATTAAATTGGGGTAATCTTAATTTTGCTGTATCTAGATTATTAAATGGTACTTTAATTATAGGAAATGTAAATCCAAGTTAGGTATATTCATTATAGCAAGATGCAGAAAATAGTGGTAATACATTTTTATTGCTATAGAATGCAAATGGAATGTATGTTCCAGTATATATACAACCTAGATTTATTCAAGATGAACAATTTAAAAATGGTGATTTTTAGTTAAAAAATGACATTTAGAATTCTATTAGAAAACTTGCCAATCAAGATTATAATGAAAGACTATAGGCTATAAAAGAGTTGTCCTAGATGTTAGTATTATCTGATAATGGATTAAATATATTAATTGGTACAGAAAAAATACCAACTGTAAGTATTGTAGATGGTAATTAGGTAATGGAGAAATTTAATTTAACTTCTTCAGATTTTAATGCATAGCAACTTATTGATTATATAATGAATTAGTGTAATTTTAGAGTTAATGTAAGTGCAAAAAGTTTAACTGATGAGTATATGCTTAAAAAGTTAGATGAAGCAGGTGCATTAACAACTGATATTGCTTATTTAGGATTTATGAATGCTAGTTTTACTGTTGCTGGTGTAGATACGCAAGGTAATATGTTATTACAAGAAGAATAGAAGCCTTCATAGAGAATTGAAACTAACAATAGGGCTAATAGTGTAATGATAAATAAATAGGTTTATAGAAAACAAAACAAACAATGGTATGATGCTTTAGGTAATCTTATTATAGACGGTAATTTAATTGACCAATGTGAACTTAATTAGACTATAAATAACTTGGGTGAACATAAAATGTACATTTAGGGTAAAACAGAATTCCATGTATTAGATGAAGCAAATAATGTTGTTGTTAGAAGAAATGGAATGATGCAGGTAGAATATATGTCTAAAGAAGGTGCTGCTAACATTATAAATACTATTAATCAAAAAATTGCAGAAGAAAATGCTAAAAATGCTTTAATATAGTAGGAGAAAAAATTACAGGATAGTAAAGAAGAAGAAGATAAACCTAAACCAAATTAGTAGGAAAAGTAGAAAAAAATAGATAATCCTTTGAAAAATCCAAAAAATAGTGCTACTTTTGCCTTTGATGATTTGTTAAATGGATTAACAGCCGAAACGGCAGATGTATTTAGTAATTTATCTGATATAATACTTGAAAAAGTAGAATCTGGAGAATGGCAAAATTTCCCAATAGATAATCCAGAATAGTATGAAGATTATTTAAATAAAAAGGGAATTGCGACTGTTGGTATTACAAATCTTCAAGATTGGCTTAAAAATATAAAAGAATGTAAGTAATATGGCATGTGTAAATACAAATTCAAAAGCATTTAAATAGTTGGCAAAAGACGCTAATATAAGTGAAGCCCAACTGGAGTTACTAGTGCATGAATTTATAAATCAAGAAGGGTATGATGGTAAGTCATACCCCTCTGTGGATTATATAAATTAGAAATTAGAAGGTAGAGAGACTCTGTGTGGCATATAGTCATATAAACTTTGGGAAGAACAATATAATAAACCTATTATAGTAAATACTACACAAGAGATGTAGAGTACTTTAGAATAGTTAGGTCAAATATATGATACTAATGCGATTGGCGTGAAATTTACTAATAATGGCAAGATAGAAATTAGCGTTAAAAAGCCTATTAAAGTTAATGATGTTGCTTTTTAGGAACATAATACTGAATTGTTAAATACAAGACAAGATGAAAATTTAAGATAGTTTATTAAGAATAATCAAAATACTACAATTAGCATTGCTGATTTAATAAACTATGTTAAAAATAAATCTGATAACTATAATGCTGTTTTAGATGTTATTGAAAGAAAAAAATTACTTGATAATATATAGGTAAAAATTCATACTGAAACAGATTATAATTTTGTTCCTCAAAGAGAAAGAAATGCTAATACGCATGTTGGTAGATAGGCAAAAAGAGCGTATTTTAGTAATGGAATAATACATATAAATGGTAATGCTGCGTTTACAGATGGAGATGCCTCTTCTGTTGCTGTGCATGAAATTATGCATGCTGTTACTGTAAATAAACTTGCTGCTAGTCCTAGATTAAGAAATACTTTTTATGACATTATACAATAGTATTAGGAAAATTCTAATAGACCTTATCCTATTGCTCATTAGTATGATTATAAAAGTCAATTTGCATTAGAACATGGTGTTGCAGAATTTGTAGCAGATATATGGTCAAATCCTATTTTAATAGAAGAACTAAAAAGAATTGAAGTAGAAGAAAACGGAGAAAAGTTAACTTTATGGGATAAAGTTAAACAGTTCTTTAGTAATTTATTTACTGGTGATTTATTTAGAGGAATTAAAGATAAATCTTTGATGGCAAAAGCTTCTAACACTATGATAGAATTACTTAATTCTGTAGAAGAATCGCCTGTTATAGATTAGTAGTTTCATGAACATTAGGATAGTTTTAACGGGTTACCTATTAAAGAAGGTTTTATAGAAGGCAACATTGCTGCAAGATATACTAATAATGAAATTTTACTTAATAGAGAGTTGTTAAAACAAAAATATGAAGATAAGGCGTGGACTGAGCCAAGATTACAAAAAGACGGTTCAAAAGCAAATGCTTTGAATGATAATTAGTTTATGTCTTATGAAGAGTTTGAATAGTTTGTTTTAACTCATGAATATATGCATAATGTGTTTCCAAGAGATAACTCTTTTAAGACTACTGGCGAATATGAAACTTTTATTAACGAAAAAGCATTATAGGAGTTAGATAGACAATAGGCATATAAAAATAGGAATAAAAAGTTATCTACTATAGAAGAAAAAGAAAAAGAAAATTAGCAATTTATTCAAAGAGTCTCTTTGTTAAGAAAAGAAATGAATCAAATAGAGTTAGCTAATTTACAAAGAGATATAGCTAATGCCATGAGTGATGTTATTACAGACGCTTTTGAACATCCAGAAAAATTTGAATAGTTAGAAGGTTTGTCTAAAAATGATATAGAAAAGATGACTAGACAACAAATGGTTGAAAAAATAGGTGTTGATAATTTTATGAATACCGTATTTAAATCATTTGCTGGAAATAAATCATTAAAATTTGCTAAAACAAGATAGTTGCTTGTCAAAGAAGGTAATTGGCAAACTTTTGTAAAATTAGCAATGACAACTTTCAAAGAACATGAAAAATTTTCAATCATTCAAGATGTATTTGCAAATAATGTTGTAGAAAGTGAAATGATTAATAATAATGAAGAGTATAATGAAGACCAAAGTGATTCTGAAGTAGCAGAAAATGGAGATACTCAAGAACATTGGCAAGTTGAAGCAAGAAGTATAGAAACTGAAGCAACATTATCACAAAAAGTAAGAGAGACTTTAAACTAGTGTTATTTGCTGGAAAAAGATGCTAGCGGAGAGTTAGTTAGAGTAAAAACAGATAATGCTGTAGATAAAAGAATAGAAGTAAAAGATGCTACTTATCAAATACTTTCTTGGACTGAAGGTTGCTTTACCTTGAAAGAAATGATAGAAAAACTTGAAGCACAAGTTGAAACATCTCCTTGGGTAACATAGATTTTAGAAAAATTACAAGATACTACTGGTAAATATGCTGATTTTTAGAGTTAGTTTTTTAACAACTTCTGTAAGTCTATGTAGTTGTATTCTGTTGTTAGAAGAAAAGGTAAAAATTTAATTAGCAATATAGTTAATAGAAATCTTGCTAACAAAGTAGCAATAGATAATATAATTGCTGCATTTAATGTAGGACAACATCCTCTATTTACTTCTTCTGGAGTTGTTAATAAGACAGAATTAGATAATTTTACAAAACTAGTTGACCAATTAGATAATTTATAGCTCAATGATTAGTCTATTGGCAAAATAGCAAATTTAACTGCATCTGCTGTTGCTTCTTTAGGCTTTACTGCTTCTGAAAATTTATATGCATAGGCTATAAATAAAGAAAATTATAACGATCTAGTAAAAAACCTTAAATTAATTAAAGAAAATTTAATTTCTAATTAGGATAATAGTAATTATTCTCCATTTACATATAAATCTGATAGGTCTATTTATAACTATGTTAAGGAAGTTATAAGCCCCATTGCAATGTTAATGGATGCTGTAAATGTAAATGTTACAGTAGATAATGGTAAGATGTACTAGAGTAGAACTATACCATCTTATCTTACTAAGCTTATGTCTAAATTTAAATAGACTGACTAGGAAAAATTTAATGAATTTATAGAAAATGAATATGGTAAATATGAATGGTTTGCATATCAAGATGAATCAGGTAATTATGTTTATAGGAATGTATGGCTTAATAAATTAACTAGAGATCCAAATGCTAGAAAACAATTTGAGCATAAGGTATAGTTAAACTACAATAAGAAAAAGTATATGAAGGAGATGAATTCTGCTGAATATACAGTTTCTCTTATTGCAGAATATTTTTCAGAAACAAGAGGAAACACTAATGCTATAGTACCTGCATGGTTTAGAGTGCCTATGTTGTCTAACAAGCCATCTTCTGAATTTATTAAATTTGATAGTTATAGGGGAGTTGATTATAAAAATCAACTTACAGATAATTTCTTTAAGGTATTTGAATAGGAATTAAGTAGAATTCAAACTTGTAAAAGAAGAAAGGAAGCTGGCATAGTTAAAGGAGACAAAAGATATATTAAGAATTTTGATGAGAATGGTCACAAATTTTAGTTATTAGACTTTATGCAAAATGAAGTAGATAACGGTTCTGAATTAGGCTAGTTAATTAACAAAAAGCTTAATGAATCTAAAAATGAACCAATGACTTCTTCTGAAATAAGATTGTTATAGTCTTTGGCTAAAGAAAAAATTAAAGTTGCTGTTGATGAGAGGGCAGATAAAATTCTTGAACAATGGGAGAAAAATGGTGTTATAGCAAAAAGCAAATAGGTAGAAAGTGTAGGAGTAAAAGATGAAATAGTTAAAGAAAATTTAAGGAACTTTATTTGGAATGACGCTTTTGCCGCCACACAAATAATGGAATTAACTATTACAGACCCTGCATATTATAAAGATGCAGAAGACCTACAAAAGCGTATGGCAGAAATACATGCTCCTGGCGTTAGAGGAAATGTAAATGCTATAGATTATAATGGTAAAGCAGTTACAGATGGATAGTTAAGAACTATATATATATAGGACAGCGAAATAATGTCTAATATTATAGATAACATCTCTGAAGTCTTTGATAGAAAAATAGCAGATACAACTAATAATTAGCAGAAAAAAGAGTTATAGACCCTTAAAGAGTCTTTAGTTGGAGAAAATGGTGCATATAAAAATGTTAATGTAACAGACGCGTAGGCTTATACTGGACTTACTGCTTTAAGAAAAAAGGCTATAATGTTAGGTAAGTGGAATAGAGAAAAAGAAGATTTATATTAGAAAATTAAAAAAGGAGAAAAATATTCTCCTAAAGATGTAATTGCCTTTACATAGATTCTTAAGCCTTTCGTATATTCTCAAATAGAAAAATCTGCTAATGCAGCAGATGTGCCGATGTCTAAATTAAAAGTACCTGTTTAGAATAAAAATTCTGAATATCTACTTATGATGGCTGACGCATTACTTTCTAATGAAAAAACAACTAAACCTAACATATTGAAGGTTATTAGCGAAATAATGGAAGAAAGTGAAAAAGGAGAAATTGTTGACGGAAATTATGTTGCAGGAATTAAAGGAATAGATGTTATACAATTTAATTCTACTGTTAAATCTGGAGAATAGGGTGTTATAGACTTAAATGGCCTTGAAAATGAAGAAGATATTAAGAATACATTAAAAGAAGCTATTTATGGCACAGATGAAAAAGGAAAGGCAAGAGAAGTTTTTGCATTAAATTATGATATGGATGTTGTTCATCATTATCCTGCTGAAGATTATGCAGAACAATAGTCTGTGCCAGAACATTTTAAAGAACATCAATAGATTTATGGTTCATAGATAAGAGCAATTATAGAAGGAGATTAGTAGAATGCTACTTATACATTGTCTGATGGTAGATAGTTAAATAGACAAGAGTTTAGAGAAGAATATGAAAAAACTATTGCTGCTAATGTTTAGTTAAGTATAAATAAATTAAAAGATGAACTATAGTTAAATTAGTTGGAATTGCAAACTAGTAATATGATTATTAGTAGAATTCTTCAAAGAGAAATTTTAAGCAATCCTAGATATGGCATAGATATGGCTATAGCCTGTTCTATAAATCCTCAAACTGGCAAGTTTAATATACCTTTGGGAGACCCATTATAGAGCAAAAGGATTGAACAGTTAATTAATTCTATTATTAAAAATAGAGTTAATAAATAGACTATTGCTGGTGGCCCTGTAGTACAAGTTTCTAATTTTGGTACTTCCAAACAACTTAATATACGATTTAAAGATAAAAATGGTAATTTACTTTAGACTAGAGAAGAATGGGAAAAGTTGGAAAGTGAAGAAACTTATGAAAATTATATTAAAGAAAACCAAAGTGGTATAGCATATTGGGAAGTTTTTGCTCCAATATATAGTGATGAATTACTTAAATTTGCAGATAAAAATGGCAATATAAATATCAAAGCTATAGAAAAAGTTAATCCAGAATTACTTGAGTTAATAGGATATCGTATTCCTACAGAAGACAAGTATTCTATGGCACCACTTAAAATTGTAGGTTTCTTGCCAAGAGAAGCCGGTGATGCTATTATGCTTCCAGCAGAAATAACGACTATTACTGGCTCTGACTTTGACGTTGATAAATTCTACTTAATGAGAAAAGAACTGCCATTTAAGTTTAAAAATATAAGTAAAAACAGTTTTTATAATACATTAATAGATGGCAAAAACTATACTACTGCTCAAAAAGAGTAGATTGCTAAATAGGTAGAAGACTTTTTAGAAGATCCAATGAGTTCTAGATGGTATAATACTAAAGCATTTGATATATATTTGTCTATAGCATTTGAATAGAGGCGAATAAAAGATGAAAGAGTTATAAACAACAATCATCTTATAGATATGACAAATGCTGTATTAACTAGCGAACATAATGCAGATAGAATGTTAAACCCAGGTGGATTTGAAGAACAAAAGAAAATGGGTTATGTAGTTTAGGCATTAAAGGCTAATCCTAAATTAAAATATGAGTAGTTAATGCAACTATCTACAAAAGAATTAAAAAATTTAGGATATAAAAATAAAAATTTAATTTTTATAGACGAACAAGTAGGTTTCTATCAACAAAACTCTGCCGCTGCATCTTTGATTAGTACATTTGCAGTGCATAAATCTTCTCACTCTATTTATGAAGGAGATGGTATGGGGGTTACATTAAATGCTTTATTTGACAAAGCAGAAGTTGTAAAATCATTTAGTATAGGCTCTACTACATTTGGTTCTGCAGATGGCGTTAATGTACCTATAGAAATAGATCCAACATTTGACTCACAAGGAATACTTGTAAGCAAAACTTTAGGCAGCATTCTTGCTGCTTCTGTAGATGCCGTTAAAGATCCTGTATTAAATTTAATAAATGTTAATTAGACTACATCTGCTATTCTTGAAGGAATGTTAAGAACTGGTATGCCATTTGAAGAGGCAGCATTGTTTTTAGCACAAAAACCTATTGTAGAGTTAATAGAAGAGATAGATAATAGTAAATTAAGTAAACCTAAGTTTATTGGCTAGTTAATTGAAGAAAAGATTATTAAATATAAAGATACCAAACTATCTTCTGAAGATTTAAGTAAAGAAGAGATGATTAAAAACTTAACAACACCTACAGAAGAAAGTGCGGCTAAGGCATTAATTATGCTTAAAAGAATGTCTAAATTAGCATCTATTATACAAAAAGCCTCTTTAATTTCTAGATTTAATTCTATTAGTAGTGCTGTCGGTCCATTAATTATAGATAACATTATAATGAAATCTAAATTAAGAATGTTTCCTGAAAGCATTGTTGATAAATATGGCAATTAGATTACCGTGTAGGATATCTTGGATAATCATCCAATGTTAGATGCATTCTCATAGGGCTATGATATTGCAAACTAGTTGTTTTTACAAATGGGTATGCCATTAAACTCTGTATAGTTTTTGGAATCTATTGAAGCATTCCCAGATGATTTATAGACTGTAATGTTTAGAGATAGAGCATTATTGTCAAAATTTGGCAACTTTTATTTAAGTTATAAGCTAATCAACGACATAGACTATTTAGGAAATAAAAAAACACCTGTTATTGACTCTAAAAAACTTGCATATTATAAATAGGATTTTGTTAAAGATTACTTAAAAGAAAGTAAAAGTTTTAGTGATAATCCATTAATTCAAGCAATTAAACTTTCTGTCAATTCTGAAACTGGTTATGTTGATTTGAAGCTGGATTAGAAAGGTTTAACTAATGTAGAAAAAGAAAGATTAACTGCTGGTTGGGCAGAATTATGGAAGGGCGAAGGCAAAGAGTTAGCAAGAGGCTTATTTGAATATAATTTTTTCAAGGGAGGTATAGAATTTAGTCCAAAAACTATTGTATCCTTGTTGCCATTATAGATGCGTCAAGAATTAGATGGATATTTAGATGTATTTGAAAATGAATATCCAGTAGATAAATAGAATTTAGTTGATTTATTTATTAGAAACAATAGCGATAATGTAAAATTAGTTCCTATTATTAAAGATCTTAAATTAAATTCCTTTAAAGGAAGAGATGGAGATTTTGTAAGTAAAACATTATATAATCCTATGTTTAAAGATGCAAAAGGCAATATGTTTTAGCATATAGGATTTGTTGAAACTACAAATGAAAATGGTGAAATAGAAAAATTATGTCGCTATAAATAGATAGAACCACTTGGAATAGATGGATTTATGGATATTTCTACTTCTAAACTTAAAAAAAGAGAGGAAAGAGGAAGAAATAAAAGTGAAAATAGAGAAAAAGTAATAGATTATAGAGGAATGACTACAGAAGAAGTTGCTGCTATAGTATCTGAAAGCCAACAGCAAATTGCCGATAAAGGAATACAAATAGAAGAAATGTCTATAGAAGAAACATAGCAATTTGATAATATGTTATATGAATCTATAGATAATACTATTGACGAAGATGTAACAAATCAATTAGATTTTGTTGAAGAATATGATGGTAGATTTGAAGATGCTAATCTATTACAATAGCGAATTAAAGAAATGTCTGTTCAAACATTCTTAAACTCTGCTTATACGCTTAAAGAAAGATAGACTTATTAGCAAATGCCTATAGAAATAAAAATGCAGCAAAAAGATAAAATAATTGAAAGTATGAAAGAAAAGGCTGCAAAATTTAGTAACTTTAAGTTTGATGATAAATTTTTTAACGACTGTCTAGAAAAATTGTGTTAATTATGGGAAAGAGTTGTAAATTATATCCTGAAACAAAGACAGGTGAGATAAGTAATGCATATAAAGAATTACTTAAGTTAGTGCCATCTAATAGAAATTTGGTAAATTATCTTTATGCTGCTTCGTTGCAAAAAAACATACAAGATGCAATGGAAAAGGCTGGTTATAAAAAAAATAGCTAGGAAGAGTTTAACGGAAAAGATATTTACGATTTTTTGGATGCTAAAACTATTATATCTGAATCAAATAGAATGTCCGATGCAGAAATAGCAGCATAGTCTAAAGATAAAAATTTAAATATCATTAATTATGACTCTTATGATTAGGCGTTTAGAAATGCTATGGATTTTAATGCTAAAAGCAAAGGAATGATAGCAGAAGTAATTAGAAATGGCGACCATTTTAATATACTTGTACATCAGTTTTAGAGTTAGAGAGAATTACCTAATCATCTTCTTAAAGAGAGAGTTGAATTGCAAAATAACATTATGCAAGAAGTTATAGCAACATTTAACAATGCTGGTTATAATCTTAAATTTGCTTCTGCATTTAATAAAGATATAAATCCGATGGATATTAGTGTCTTTTTAGGAAGATTAGCAGGCATGAGTGGTGTAGTAAATGACATGTTAGACGTAAAAGATATTATTACATTATTAACATTGAACAAAGATAAGCTACCTATGGTGTAGCGTTTAATAGATAAATATGGCTTTATTGAAATAGCAGCAAAAAAAGCATTTGAATGTTTTAATAAAAAAGCAGCTTTTACGCCAGGAGAAACCGTATTATTGCAAAATACTATTATACAATGTAAAGCAATGGCTGGAATTGACTTTAATTTATTAAGAAACAAACTTACTTAGATGAAATCAGATGCATTAAGTAGTTCTGAATAGGCAAACATAGATAATACATTAGGCGAATTAAATAGAAAATTTAAACTATCTAACAACATGTTGGATACTACATTAAAAGATTTAGATAGTTATTCTGCTATTGTGTCATAGGCTATTGTTACTCTTAACAGATAGTTACAAAATTTAAAAAATAAAAAGGATTTTGAGTCTGAAGAAAAGGCGGAAGGATTAAATGATGTTCTTAATGAATTAGTTAAAAGCCTTGAACAAAAAAAATATGGTGCTGGTATAATAAAATTTTTACAATCTGCTATTATAGACATAGAAGATAGCTCTAAATTACATATTGCAAATGATAAACAAGGATTTGATAGGGCATTAGACTAGGCTAAATAGTTAAGAAATATTAAAAAAACATTTGACGCTTATTATGAAATAATAGATTCTGTTTCAAATATAGATAAAATTCTTACGTCAGAGGCCATGACTGAAAGTGATATGTTATTCTTAAAAGATATGGCAACAAAACTTAAGAAATAGTTGGATGCAAGAAAACCTTTTATATCTGAATTGCAAAAAGATACTATGATTTAGGTAGTAACTCATTTTGTTGGAGAAAAACTACCTAATGGTATGGCTATCAGTGAAATAGTAAATATGATGGATACTGATGCTACTATTACAGATTATTTATATGATATATGTAAAATTAGCGATCCAATAGTTGCCACTGTAGGTGGTATATTTCAAAAGGCATGGGATGCTAGAGATAGTAAATTACAAGAATTTGACACTAGAATTAGCAAGGCGCATTAGAAGCTAAGGGCGGCAGGTATAAGAAATACTGAATTTATGTATGACAAAGAAGGTAGAATTATATCTGATTATGACTGGAATAGATTTTATGAGGCTAAATATAAATATAAATAGCAACTATTAAATAATCCTGTATTTGATGCAAATGAACTTGAGGCAGAATTAAGAAGGTGGGAAGAAGAAAATACAGAAGATTTTATGGGCGGTGTTTATAGAGTTCCAAAAGACACATGGAAATTAAAAGACAGTCCTTTATCTAAATTAACTCCTGTACAAAGAGAATACTATGATGAAATGATTAATATAAAAGCAGAGTGTGATTTAATGATGCCTAATTATGCTAGAAAAGCATTCTTGCCTCCACAAGTTAGAACTAATCTTACGTAGGCTCTAGAATAGGCGTCTTCGTTTAAAGAAGGAATTAAAATTATTCTTGATAGAATGAAATTTTGGAAATTTAGAGAAGATGATACAGAAATTTCTTCTACTGGTAGAATTAAAGACACTAATTACTATTCTGCACACGGAGAATTTGACGGTTCTCCATTATAGCAAATTCCTCTTTATTATATAAATAGACTTACAGATTAGACAGAATTAACAAAAGACTTTTCTGGTGCAATATAGCATTTAGCAAAAACTGCTACCAATTATGAATCACTTAATGAAATAAGAGATATTGTAGAATTTATGAATGATTATGTAGCAGATTAGAAAGTTGCTAATACAAGAGAAGGTAAAATATCTGCTGAAACTATTTCAAGAAGAGGTGTAACTATTATTCAAAAACTTATTAAAAAAGGCGGTTCTACTAGGTCTGATATTCTTAATGGCTTTTTAGAAATGCACTTATATGGTAGAAGAACAAAAGAAGACGATAAAATGTATACAAGAATAGCAAGAAAATTACTTTCTTATAATTCTGTAACTAAACTTGCTACTAACTTACCCGGCGCTATATCTAATGAATTAGTTGGTGAACTTCAAATGATTATAGAAAGTTTAGGCGGTTAGTATTATACATTTAAAGATTATTTAGCAGCACATGCATTGTTAACTACTGGTAGATTTAAAGATGGTTTATTTACTGATATGTTATCTGAAAACACATCTAAATTTGAAAATGTATTAGATAAATTTTTTGATCCAACAATGGACAATACTAGTGAATTAGGAGAAAAAAGATATTATAGCAATCCTGTAACTAGATTTTTTGGCAACTTTGATTCGCTTGCATTATATACTTGGGGTGAAAGTATTATTCATAAAGTTAATATGTATGCTATTCTTAATCATGAAAAAGTAAAAGATGCAAGTGGTAAAAAAATATCTTTATTAGATGCATTAACTAAAGAAGATGTAGAACATGGAAATAGTGTACTAAAACTTAAGGATGGTATATAGATTCCAGATGGAATGACACAAGAAGAATATCTACTTGCTATTAAAAGAAGAATAAGACAATGTAATTTAGCAACCCATGGCGGTATGAGTGCAGAGCATAAAGGTGTGTTATCAAGACATATAGCAGGTAAGGCAGTACTTAACTTTAGATAGTGGATGATAGAACATTATTCTAGAAGATATAGAGCAGAACATTTTAATGCTGTTACAGGAGAAATGGAAGAAGGCTATTATCATACAGTATTTAAACTTGTTCAAAATATGTATAGACATTGGAGGGGAGTAGAATTAGATTATGCTGCAAAATATAATGATTTACAAGATTATTAGAAGGCAAATGTTAAAAAGGCTATTTCTGAAACAATGATTATAATAGCGTTAACTTTACTTGATTTCTTAGGCGCATTTGACCCAGGTGCAGCAGATGATGATGACGACTGGTTATATAAAATGTATTGCTATTAGATGAAACGTTTAATCCTTGATGAATTAGGCTCTTATCCCACTGGAATACCTAATGAAGGTTTAACAATTCTTAATTCTCCAATACCAGGACTAAACACTATAAATGGGTTATTATATCCTATAAGAGGATTATTAAATGGAGATATAACTAAAGAAATACAAAGAGGACCATATAAAGGCTGGAACAAATATTTAAGAAATGTTTATAAATATACAATACCATTTGTTTATAAGATAGACAACACAATAAGAATGGACGAAAACCTCTTTACTATATTTGAAAAACAATAGCATTAATTGTTAATAAAAAAAGAAGGGCTAGGAAATTAAATTCCCAGCCTTTCTTTGTTAAGAAGAGCAATCTTATGGATTAACTCTTGATTACCTTCTTTCAACTTCTTAATTTTTAATTCTAATTCACGAATTTTATTTTTTTGAAGTTGATAAAGTTCTTCAGACTTAATTTTAGTTGCAATAGTTAAGAAATCTTGCTTATGTTGAGTGCGAAATAAGTTGAGTTGTTCTTTCAGTTGATTATTTTCGTCTTGAAGTTCCTGAATGTAAGACTCGTACTTACCAAATTTAATGTCAGCCTGTTTGATAATTTCATTGTCAGAAGGGTGACATTTTAAGTAACTTCTTACAATGTTTAAATCTCTGTTGATTTCTTTAGCAACCATCTTATATAACTATTTAAAAAGGTAATTCTTCTTCTAGTCCCTCTTTTTTTAGTCTATCAATTTCATAACAAAGATAAAATTGCGCTTTTCTTAAATCTTGAAGTAATGTATTCTTATTTTTAATTCCTGCTCTAGCGATATACTTTACAACATTACCTAAATTAAAATTAAGATTCCAATCATTAATAACATCAATTACTTCATATTTCCCAAAATTATAATGACTTGGGTGATTAACTGCCTCTTTTACCATATTAGTCAATGTTACAAACAAATTTTTCAAATGAAGAATATTCGTCAGATACTATAATACTAATTAATTCTGCATAATAATATCTTCGTTTTAAATCTTCTAGATATTCTTTAGATTCTAAAATTTCATGTATATAACTTTCATTTTTTGAAGCATATTTTTCATATTCTACAATTCTTTTTTCTGTAGAAGTTATATCTGATTTAATTTCACGAATAATGTTCTTCATCATATCATTTGTTAAATCAGAATATGCCTCATTAAGATTTCCTACAAAGGCAATTTTTTCGTTTTCTACAAAATCTTGATATAAATTATCTGATCTAGAAAAAGATAAGACTATTTGTGGTTTTTTCTTTTTATCATCTTTTAAAATACCGTAGATATTTAAATAACTACTCATTCTTTAACCTCCATTATTAGTTCATCTTCATATTTATTTACTTTAAATAACTGTTTTTCTCCTGCATATTTTTCTCCACCTTCAAGCTGTTCTGTTGACATAACATCTACATCATCACAATCATATGGGTCTAATGAAGCTTCAAGTATTTGTTTTGCAATCTCATTTGCTTCTTTATCGTTTCTTGCTTTTACATTAAATATAGTTCTAACCCATACTGTATATTTAATATCTGTATAATATTGATTTTTTGACATTTTAATAATTATTTAATTTTCTTCTATATAATTAACTTCTTTATTATAGTATTCATTTTCTGTTTCTTTCATTATAGTATTGAATACCTCTGGAAAGTTAGTTATTTCTGTTGGGCAATCACAATCTAAATTAACTTGAGTTATAAGCCTGAGATGTACTTGCTTAAAATAGTTATTAGATATAACCCATTTAAAAACCCTTTCTAATACTTTTTTAGTAATAGAAGGAATAGATGTTTCATTAGATTTTTGTTTTAATGCACTACACCAGTTTATATAAGCCATAGGCAAAATAAAATTACACTCTTCATGTATTTTATCTAAAACTCCTATATTTTTACTTTCTTCTATCTGATTATACATTATATCTTCAAGATAAATTAAATCAACCAGTGAACATTCAACAATATCTTCATAGTATTTTTTGCAAATCTTTTTTTCTTCTCTTTTTTCTTCTATATTTATATTAAGTCTTTTTGATGTAATTTCACATAAATCATAATGTTTTTTAGTTAATATAAATTCAGCCACAGAAACATCATAAATTCGTTTTGGTATAATGCTATAATTATAAATAAACTGCAATTGAAAGTTCATGTTATAACCAACAATGAATTTATTTTCAAGAATTTCTTTATATAAAAGAAAACTAATTGTTCTACAATCTATTATTATTTGAATATCAAGTTTTTTATTTCCAAATAAGAAAAATAATAGCTCTTCATTATGTGGATTATTTCCAGATGTTACAGAGTTTATCTGTATGATTCCCCAACTATTTAACATAGTTAAGGAATCATATATAGATAATTCTTGTATATTATTATTAGTAAAATATTCTATTCTTGTACTTACTACATAAATCATTTCTTTGAGTAAAACATCATTTCTTTAAAATCTAAAATATATTTATATCGCTCAAAAAATTCACAGCCAAGTATTCCGTGAAGTTGTACTCCAGTATCTTTCTTTAATACATTAAATGGTTCTGTTAAATCAGCAGCAAGGAAGTTACATTCAAAGTGAACGCCATGATATGTAATATCCATATTTACTAAATTACATTCTTGAGAGCCATTACCTATACCAGTAAGATTTCTTTTTGCTTCAAGTGGAATAGTCTTTAATTTGTCTAATAAACAACTATTTATATGACACATATCACTACCAGAATCTAGTAAAAAATTTAATTTGTGTTTACCATTATAAAAAGTTGCTATTGGGAGATTTGTTAAATCAAATGTTTCCCTAAAAGACATTTTGTTAAGTTTTTTGTCTTTATAAAATACAATATAATGAGCAATAATAGCAATTAAAAACAGTGCTATTGATGCATAAATAAGTCCTTCTATCATGCTAATCTAAAACTAATTCTATTCTAATATCATTTTTTCTCTCCCATGTAAAAACAACTTTATCTGAAGAACAAGTTTGATATTTTACAAAATTGTCTTTTACTTGCAATATAACTACTTCTAATAAAGTAGAACGACAATAAGACCTAGAAATTACTACATGTTTACCAATACATTCTTCAAACTCCATTTTTTTTACTATATTAAATTTAACCAAGATATTAAATTGTTTGTATTATTAATTTCTATACCTTTAGGAACTTTTGGCTTTTCATTAAGATAATAATATAACTCTTCACCTATTTCTTGTGGATCTCTAAAAATTATTTGTTTATTAACACCATAAAACAAATTACCTACCTTTTTAGTGTCTTTAAACTCCCAAACAAGAGGGGTAAGAGTTTTTTTATTAACTACAATAAACTTATAGTCGGCTAATTCAAAATCTTTAAAATAATCATCTTTATTCATTAAATCACGTATAATACGCCAATATAGCCGACTTTGAATTGAATAATTCCAGTCTATAAAACTTTTATAAAACTCCCATTCTGTATGAGAACTTGTTTTTAGGTCTATAGGATATATAATTTTATTTTTATAATCTACAAGTAATTCGTCTGCCATGCATCTATAATCTACATTATTTAATTGCGTTTTAAACTTTAATTGATAATATCTTTCAATAGAATCATCAAATGGATCATTATCTGCAAAATAAAATTTAGTAGATTCACTTTCTTTTAATGCTCTTACTGCTGCCACAACTTCTTCATATACTGTTTGAGACAAAATAGTTTTATCTCCAGCAAGAAAAAGTAATCCATAATAATTTAATCCCTTTTCTTTAATTACTTTTGCTCTAGTCTCTGGCTTCCAATTTAATTGATATTTTTCTTCTTCTGTAAGTTTAATAATATAATCATCTGGTATTTTACTTAAAATAGATATGCTTGTGCCATATATATTATAAAGTTTCTTTACCATTTTAATTATAGCATCAGGAATTTCAGGATAATCTGCAACAATAAAATTATTTTCAAACTCTAATTGTCCTCCAGTAATTATTGCATCTACAGCAGAGCCAAAAGTTAAAGAAGAACTTTCTTTCTTTTCAAACAAAGTGCTTAAACAATTAAATCCGCCTCTTTCGTATGTTGCTAATGTAGAATAAGATAAAGCACTGTCTTCTCTATATTCTTCTTCAGAAACATTCCAACTTATTAAGTTTAATTTCTTTTTCTCCACTCTTTTTTCCTTCCTCCTCTATCTTATAGTTTTTAATTATTTCAACTGCTTGCAGTAACTGTCTTTTTGTAAATATCTCAAAATATATAGATGATATACCCTTTTCTTCTTTTACTTTTTCTAAATATTTTCTAAACAACTTCTTTTTTATATAAAAAGTATCATTTTCAACACCTTTTGCTTCTATAAAAATTCTTAATTTGTTATAAATAAAAAAGAAATCTGGCGTATATTTTATAGATATTACTTTCTTTGTATTAAGCTCTAATAATCTAGTGTGTTTATTTTTGTTATAGAAAGGTATAGTAGGTTTAAATCCTTCCCATATAACAAATGTATATGGTTCATAGAGAGGATTAAATCCTTCTTCTATAAGCCATTTATACATATTTGCTTCTAATTTAGATTTAAATTTAATTTCACAAGATTCAGTTACAGTAGCATTTTTAATCTTTTTGTTGCTCATAACTATTTATGAATGTATCTATTTTATTTTGTATATATTCTTTTTGTGATTCAAAAGTTCCATCTCCTATACTTTTCCAATCATTCATATATCCTATATTTGGAATTCCCATACATATTTCAGGAAAAAGAATACAAGAATCACAAAATATATCCGTTTTTATATATTCAGAAAATAGTTCTGCGTACACTTTTCGTAAAAATTTATTTACAATATTGTCTATCCTAAAAATACTTTCATCAAAATAAAAATGAATTATTTTTTTTAATGCAAGATTGTCTAAATTTGATGCAGTTACTAAAAACAAAAGTTTTTTATTATCTACATCAAATATCATTGTACAATCACCCGAATATCTTATAGAATCACAAATAATAGATGCAACACAATATATAGACTTTCTTAATTGATTAACAAAAGTGTTAATGTTTTTAACTTCAGTAAATGCTTTAACATCAACCTCCTTATTACCGTCATTATATAAATATATCGGCAAGATAACATCAGAATTTTCGTCTAATTTATCTGGAGTTTGACTATTATAATAAGGGTTCCATGTTGGAATTAATTTAACAGGAAGTTCTTTTATCCAAAGTCCAGCAACAAGTCCATCTTCTCTTGTTTGACTATTAAATTCAGTTTTATAATACAATGTTGCATTTTCATAAAATCCAAATGGTTTTTTATGAGAATTTACACTTTCATATCTTACATTATTAAGTGCATTATTTATTCCACAAAAGAATTTATAAGTTGCTTGTGTCATTCGTCAGATGTTTTAAGATACATTGTCATCGCATCATAAGAAATCATAAATGGCTGGTTTCTAAAATTAAATCCTCTATAAAAGTTATCTACATAATTAACAAGAGAATTAACTATTAGTCCACCTATAATTGCAGCACAAAAAGATGTTTGTTTATATGAACATACAGTTTGTTCTGCTTCTTCATCGGCAAAAAGCCATTCTTTTTCATATTTATCTTGACTATAAGTATCAGTTGCTCCTATAGTAAATATTTGTAATTTTTCTGCGCTTAATCTTGCGTCAATAAATACTGCTGGTAAATTAAGAGTAGAACTAGACCATCTTGATTTCCATGTATTATAAGCAATCTTTCTGCTTTCCATATTATCAAAGCCACAGATAAAAACTTCTCTTGGATAACTTCCTTCTGTAAACCTAGAATTATAACAATGAGAATAAAAATATCTAGCATAGTTAGATAATTGACTCTGTATTGCTTGAGTTTTATCTTGGCCAATTGCTGTATTAGTAAAATGTTGTCCAGCAAGATTTACTTCTTCTATATAATCTGGATCATACATATCAATACCATTAGGGTTTAATCTGCCAAGATGAATTGCAGTCCATGAGCCAATTCCTCCCAGTCCAGCCAAAGTAATATAAAGTTCATTAAATTTATCAAACCAACTTGCTCCGCTAAATCTAGATCTACTATTATCTATTACTTCTGGTTGAGATTGTTCAGCAATTTCAGCAATTTCTTCTTCTATTAAATCTTCTTCCTCTATTATTTCTGGTTCATCAGGAGTAGTAATTGGAGTTGGCCTTAAATTATGTTCAATGTCAAAATGATTAAGTGCGGCATTCAATATACTTTCAAAATCAGATTCCATGTAAATACTTTTTTAAAATTTCTATATAGTTTTTAATGTAAATATTTTGTGGCAAAAATTCCAAATCTGAAATAATTGCTTGTAATATAGGCATATTATTCCACAAATCAAAATCCTCAATAAGAAACTCTATTAAATAATCAGCATAAACTATAAAAGACGTTTCATTAGGGAATCTCTTTTGAAACTTTTGAGTCATATTAACTAAAACCCATTGATTTAAGTCTGAAATTTCTGCAAATGGACTACCTTTTAATAACTGATTACAAAACTTTTTAATTATATCATCACAAGATGTATTGCTAAAATCTTTTGCCATAATTGTTTCATCTAAAAATGGATCATCATAATATGGGCTTCTATAATAGTTATCATATTGCTGATTAAACAAAGTAGTTTCTTTTAAATTGCTAAAATTACCTAATGAAGATATTGTTGCATTTTTCTTCCTTTCTTCCTCCTCTTTTTTCTTTTTAATTTCTGCAATATCTTTTTCTATATCGTCATATAGTTCTGGTTTAGACTCAAATTCTATATTTAAAGGAAACCATTCTACATATTTTGTAACAATAGAATAATCTTCTTTTGTTTTTATAGGTTTGTCTCCAAATGATTTATAAGATAAATTAGCTTTTACTTTTTCTTCAGACTCTATAAGACGAGTAATAGCAGCACTATACTTACCATCATTATTTACTATTAAACTAACAAAATGATTACTATTTTGCCCCTCAAGAAGTAATGTGTTAGTATCTGTTCCACTAAAAAAAGTTTGCATTGAATGATGACTATGCATTAGACCAACAAAAGAACCTATTAAATTATTTTCTATCATATAACTCATTACTTGTGGTGTCATTTCAAATGCTGTAGCAGTAGCATTTCCTATGTCCATAAGCAAAAAATCTTTAGCAAAAATAATTATATCATTATTTTCAAATGTTCCTGTTATATCCCAAAATAGCACGCCAGACCATTCTGTAGTTGGAAATTTATTACATAAAAATCGTATTTTTCCTTCTAATTTATTTTCTATGATAATTTTATAAGAATCTATATGGCTTTTTACCAATGATATTTTCTTTTCTGCCATAATCTTGAAATTTTAAATTACAATTATAAATGTTGTTAATTGCAAATAATATATACTTTATTAAATCAAATTTTAAAACTTTAAATGTTCGTATATTATTAGTTTCTTTATTAACCGACAATAAAACTGTATTTCCTTTAAAACATAATATTTCTTGTTTGTTAAGCGAATTTAAATTTGTTTCACTTTCACTTTCATATAATACTATACCATTATGTTTTGTGTTATATACACATTCAAACATGTAATCCGAATCATGCAAATTATTTTTTTTTGCAAAGTCTAAAAATTCATTAGACATTTTAATTGCATCTGTGTTTGGACAAAAATTTATAGAATATCCTCCTTTGTCTGAATAGTTTGTTGCTTTTATATACGGAACATCTTTTTTAAGCATATAAACTATAAAAAGATTTAGCCATTTTTGAATTCTTAATTTTTGAATAGCAGTATGACAATATTTATATGCGTTATGCTCAAGATGTGAAAAATAAAAAATATCATTATCTTCGCTTTCTCTTCCTATATATTGAATATATCTATATGGAGTTCCTCTTAAACTTTCAGTATGTACATATAAATCTAATTCAAGACAATATAGCCTCCAAAACTCTTCATTAAAATCATGTAGCAATGTAGCAATAGTGTTTCTTATTGGCCCATTGCCAAGACATGGAGAGTCCCAAATTTCTTCCTCGCTTTTTTTCATTGGAATACCACAAAGATGAGAATGAGCATAATCAGATTGCCATTCTGCCCAAGAATATGTTGTTCTTGTTAAACAAAAATAATTATACATTTTTCCTTCAAATGTAACAAGAGTTTTTGCAAACAAATCTTTAATTAAATGTTTATCTTTATTTTCATTCTCTATTACACACTCTTTCCAGTGAACATATATTTCCGCACAATCATTTTCTCCATAAAACATAGAATTTACATGCTCAGAAATTTCATTAGTATAATATATAGTATCATCATTTTCAATATAACATCTATATTGACGGTCTAAATTTTTAAAATATACATCTTCATCTCTTATTCCTTGCAAATCAACATTTTCTTCTCCATAAAAATCAATAAATATCTGATATACTTCATTTATTTTTTGGACTATATCTCTATATAGTTTTTTAGATTCTTCTTTTGTTGCATATTTTGCTTTTGAATTTACCTTAAATAAATCATCACTCATTTTTAAAGTTTATTAAGATGATATATAAAAAAAATAAACAGAAGTACATTTTGTACTCCTGTTTATTTACATAAAAAGTAAGAATAAAATTTAACAGCCTTTAAGCCAATCTGTCATTTCATCAAGTTCTTCTTTGGTGTAAGGACTTTTCTTTTCCTCTTTTTCTTTTTCAGAAAGAACTTCAGAGGTATTATCAAGAAGCTTAGCAATACTGCGAAGACAAGATGCTACAAATTGAAACACATCATTAGTGCTTGTAACGTTCAGCTCAATAGTTTCATTATCTTCTTTATCGCAATAACATTTGTTGCAATGACATTTTTCTTCTTCATCGTCATCTACGTTAAGCCATTCAATCAATTCGGCAGTGCTAACATTAGTATAATTTTTGCCAAATTTAGCATGTACTTCTTTTGCCAAATCATTTTCTTTAATATATTCATATACCTCTTTGCGAGTACACATACCAGAAGCAATTTTGCCTTTCATATTAGTAAGCATAATTACCAAATCATTAGTTACAGTACCTTTATAAACAACATCATGAGGAAGAGCAGAAGCATCATCAAGAAGTTCTACGCGAGTAAGACCTTCATAAAACGCCATATCAGTATAATCAATTCCTGCATTATCAAACGCTTCTTTAAGCTCCCCCAAAGTAGTCGCATTAGTTTCTATAACTTTAGTTTCTTGAGTTTTAGTATTACTTACAGTTATTTTACGTGTTTCCATATTATAAAAAAATAGTTAATTGTTTAAAATTAAATTAAAAATTACTTGTTTTAGTGTTTCTCTTCCATAGTTTTTAACCAAATCAGAGCTATCTTTAGATTTAAAAATATCAGGTATTTCTATTTGGATTAAACCAAACATTTTTGCCAACTTATTACCTAAAATTCTACCATGATTTTCTTCTGCTTGAAAGTCATTATCATACAGAATAAATACATTTTTAAACCTATTTTTTAGTTGTTGTACTACATGTTTTTTAGGAACATAACCCTCTCCTTGCAAAGATACAGAAGGAATATGAGTATTTTCCCATATTGCTAGACTATCTTTTCTTGAAGAAGTTATTATAAGATTATCTCCATTTTCAGGCAATTTAGTCCATAAATCCCATACAGAAGAATCATGTTTACTCATCCATTTATGTGTTTTGCTATAAGGCTGATATACTTTAAGAGAAATAATATTATCTTTTCTCTCTACATACACATAAGCATATTTATCTGCTGGAATGACATAACTATCTTTATTCTTTTCAATTATTATATGAGAAATTGGATAAACATCTGCCCATTTTAAAACATTAATAGATATCCCATATTTTTCCCAAAATTCTATATCCCAACTTTTCCATTCTCTTGTTTTAACTTTAAGGTTTTGTAGCACAACAGAACTTTTAATTGGATATAACATTAATTCTCCTTTTAAAATACACGCTGTTTTAGTATTATTAAATGTATTTTTATTTGAATTATTAGAATTATTCGTAATACAATTTTTAGTTTGATTAATTTTTACATCAAAGAAATCACTGTTAATTTGTTTTATTGTTTCTTGATATTCTTTGCCCCAAAGTTTACCTAATAAATCTATAGTATTACCAGAATCTCCTGTAGCAAAGTCTTTATATCTTATTTTTATTCCATCAAAAGTATATATACTAAATGATGGGTGTTTTTCTCTCCTAAATGGAGATTTAATTAAACAGGGTATTTTAGTAATACCTAAATAGCGCATCAGAAGTTGTCCTTCTGACACGCTTTCTAGAATTTCATCTAGGGTATTAGAACTATGACCCTTATTAAACATATTACCAAGGCAAATCTATATCATCTGTCTTTTTTTCTTCTTCAAAATCAGTTGGCGTAACAACATATTCAGAGATAACATCAATTACTCCATTTGGACCAAATGCTACATTCTTATATGCTCCAGCATCTTGTGCTTTCTTAACATCATCTTTAATTCTATCAAGTTTATTTTGACTGTTACGCAAGAACATACGAGTATATGTAGTTTGATATTGCTTGTTGTCATCTGTAGTTTTTACGCCGAACAAAACTTTAACTTTGTTGTCAGGCATAAGTTTAATAATATCTTTCAATTCAGAAAAGTCGCCTTCAAAATAGTCTTTAATTTTATCAAGACAACCTTCTTCTTTTTTAGGATTATTAACCATCATAGATGCAGCGCTATCCCACATTTTTGCACTTTCAAGACAAAGATATGTACGAATAAAATTAGTCAATTCTATTTCACCACGACATACTGCATGATAATCTTTATCTATTTGTGCAGGACCATTAGCATATTGAGGAATCTTCTTTTCTTTAATTTCATCAACTGTAGCCCAAGCGGTTTCACCATATTTATCCATAATCTGACATTTAGTCTGATCTTTGTTGGACTGAAGAGTTTTTTGAACAAAGAAGGTAACTTTAGTAGTAAAATCAACTCCAGTTTTTGCTTTATCTGTTTTTACAATAAAATCAATTCGTGCAGAATGAATTTGACTACCATTTACATCTTGTATACTACAATATTCTGGCTCTTTCTCGAGAGTAGTATTATATATTTTTTCAAGTTCTGCTTTAGTAGGATTAACAGCAATAATTTTTACTGGAGCAACACCCCAATATCTTTTAATACCACCTTCCCCTGCTTCTACACTATTATTTGCCTTATTAAATGCCATAAATAAATAATTTTTATTGTTTATATTATTGTTTAATTGCTAAAATGAAAATATTGTTCATCTTCTTCTTTTTCAGGGTCTAATTCAAAAGTAATACCTCCTTCTTCTTTTTTTTCTTCTTCCTCTTTTTCTTCTTCAATAATCTCTGCATCAACAACATCATCCTTTTTATTTACTACAGGTATTTCTTGCCATATAGTAGGGTCAGCCATAAATGGAGCAAGAGAAGAATTCCACATATTAACTTTGTTGTCTAAATCTGAAATTTCTTTTTCTAGTTCTTCTATTTTGTTTTGTTTTTCTTCAATGCTTTTTTGTAATTTTTCTACTTGTTTAATTTTCTTGTTTTTCTCTTTTTCTAAATTATCAGCATTATGTTTTAATGCCTTAAGTACTGTTTCTGTTTTAATCATTTTTAACTTAATTAATTATAATATTCACTAATTTTTTTTACAACAATTCCTAAGTCATTAGGTATAAAATCTTCTTCAAACATTCCGTCTGGACTTTTAGCAGGAATTTCTATTTGTCCTTGCATAGTTCTATGAGTATAAAAGCCATACTGTGCATTTCCTTTTTCATCATATTTAATTGCGCTATACAAAACAATAGGAACAACTTCTACTGGACTATATTGAGAATCAATCATACTACCAATAGTACTTACTTTTTGTCCTACAATAATTTTATCGCTAATAACATCTTCACTATGTAATAGAAAAAATATATTTAAATCTTCCCTTGCATTTTCACAGGCATAAATCATTTGTTGAAAATGTTGTGCCAATTCTGTAAACTTATTGAATCCAGTTTCTTTAGCTCTCTTAAAATATTCTTTTCTCATTACATAAATCATATCATCTATAATAAGATTTTTTACATGAAGAGCCTTCTCGCTAATGCTATTAACATACGAAATAATTTGTGTATATTCATCAATACAAAATAGATTTTTATTTTCTGTATTATACAATGAGCCACTACCTTTAAATGGTAGTTTTTTCTTCAATACATTAATGACCACTGTTTCTTTTGGGTTGAGTCCCTTAATGCTAGTACTTTTTCCTGTACCTGATTTGCCAAGTACAATTCCAATATTTGCCATGTTTATTGATTATTTATTCTTCTCAAAATGATTACAAAATTATTTATTTACTAACAAAAAAACAACATTAAAATTATAAATTTTACTGTTGTTTAATTTTATTTATATACTTATAAATTTTCTCAAGAGATTCTGTGTCTTTAGGTGGCGGTAATTCTTTTATAAAACCAGTTACACCATCAAAATATAATCCTACTGCTCCATTACTTGGGCCTATTCGGCTTAATACAACTTCAAGTAGCCTAAAATTATCTTTAAGTTTTGTTATGTCATAGCCATAATAATTTTGATACTCATGAGCATAAGGGTTTGAAATGCCTAAAAATAAACTACAATCTCTGCCAGTGTATTTTGAATCACCTAAACCGCTTAAAGTAGGTTTAATTTTATTTGCTCTAAAAGCATCTAAGTTCATTGTTTCAGAACTTTGCTGCTGAACAACAACAGGAATATAATTATATTTATTTCTAAGACTAATTAGATATTCAGAAAGCTTATTTATAGTTTCTCTTGTCGTCATTCCTTTTTCTGGATTTAACAAACTTACATGATCTACTAAAATCATTACATATTCATCTGGGTCTGCTGGTTCATAATAATCAAATGCTTTAATTTTCTTTAATTCACCAGTATTTTTATCTACAATAGTTATATCTTTATAATGAATAACGCCGTTCATCTCTGCATATTTAGTCATATCTAGCCAAATACCAGTAGGATTAGCTGATGAGCCAAATATAACATGCTCTTCAAAATAATCTAACAACTTATTGTATTTGTCAGATTTAAGCAAATCTAATATCTCTTGACTAACAATTTTGTCTGCATTTGTACTTTCCAAATCTGAAGGAGTTATTCTAATTTTACCTTCAGATAAAGTATATAACAAATAAGACATAAATTTAGTCATTATTTCTTCTTTTGTTTCCTCTAGAGCATAATAAAATATTTTTACCTTTACTTGGTCTGGATGTTCATAAGCATATAAAAGAGGCGAATAGACAAATAGCAAACTAGTAATTTTTGTTTTGCCACTTTTAGCACCACCAGAAATTAAATAGTAACAACCTTTTTTAATTCCAACAAAATCTGTTCTAAATCTATCAAATGGCGATGGGATACAATTTACTTTGCCAGATAATACTCTTTCTCTATTTTCTTCGAGTTTTTGAAGCACTCTCTCTTTTAAACTCATCTTATTTCAGTATATATATCTGTATTATTAATCTCGCTATCTTTATTTTCTAAAAAGTTAATTAAATCAGATGATTCTTCTATACTACCGCCTTCTCCTTTAACATCTTTAAATATAAAATACTTTAATAGTTTCATATACCTATAATCCCCATTAAAAGATTCTACATATTTTTGAGCAGCAGAGACTATATCATCATAATCATATTTTCCATATTTTTTAAAAAATGTTCTTAATCGCTTAATAATTAGTGGAATACCATCAGACCAATATAAATTAGTGCCTTCTTTTCTACCAGTTGGGAATATCTGTTTTAATCTAGTTGCTAAATCTATTAAATTTTCTTCTTTAGGAATTTCACTATCAGAATTTAGTAGAATGTTTTCTACTACTTCTTTACCATAAACAGATAACATTTTACCAACTGAAGTTTCAGTATAATATCCTTTTCTATATAGTTTATCTATATTAGGTATTCCATAATACAAAGACAGCAAGAAAAGCATTTCTCTTGCTGTTAAATCTTGTTTCTCTAACTCTACTTGGTTTATTATTATATTCATTCTTTTTTGTCTTCTAATACACTTAAATGCATAAATTCTTTAACACTTTTATGATAATACTTATCAAAACTTTTATTTAACTGAAAAAGAGTTCCTTGAGTATATGATATTAATAAAGAGTTAATTTTTCTTAACAAACTAAACACTTTTACTTTTGCTCTTGACTCTGCTAATCTTTCCCCATAAGTCTTATCATATTTTTCTCCTTCTTTTACATTACATTTTGATTTACTAGAAACCAAACCTATAATATGATAGTTGGGGCCTACATTTGAAATAGTAAGATTAGGGAACTCCTGTTTTATTTTATCTGCAACAGATACAAATTCTTCTTCTCCATCATCTTTCTTGTTCTCTTTTTCTCCTTTTTTCTTTCTTACGCTGTATATATTACGCAAATAAGGAGATTTAAATGTAAAACCAATTCTACATTCAATCTCCTTATCGTTGTAAAAATAAACAGGTTGTGAAATATGAGTCTTAATCATATTATAATCTTTTTAAATCGTTAATGTTGCTTATTGTTTTAACGTTATTTTCATCACAATTTTCTAAAAACTTTTGTACAAGTTCTTGCTCTCTTGTACCTAAATAATAAGGCAAAATAGCAATAGGTTCTTTATGACGAAGAATTCTTCCTAATTTTTGAACGCTCATAATTTCTGAAGCATTCATATAAGCCCATATTCCTATTTTACAATCTACTAAGTTGATTCCCTCATTACACATATTGCAAGCTGTTATGTGATTTATTTCTTGAGAGTTAAACTTTAATAGCACACTACTGCTGTCTTTAATATGACTATTAACAGCATTCTTTCCGAGACGTTCAGTTTGAGCAATATCAGAACAAAAAGTAATAGTTCTATATTTATCTACCTTTCTTAAAATATCTTTAGTTGTGTCTTCTCTTAATTCAGATAAAAATTTAAGCCGTTCTAAACAAGTTTTAAGCCATAAGTTTTTAATGTAACCTACGCCACCTTGCATATATCTTTGCTTATAGTATTCTATTTGATTTACAAGAGCAGCATGATATTCTTTAGCAGTACAATAAATATATACTTTCTTATTTTTATCTTTTACATACTTCCACCGTTCATCATAGTTGCATTCTACCTTTATCTTACCTTTTGTATTTTTTACAAACACATATTTCCTGTCAGTATCTGGCAAAGAAAGAGGAAATAAAATTACTTTAGGAACAGGTAATCTATTTTCTATCATTGCTTGTTTAACAGTAACTTTAATATATTTGCTATTTGGTAATAAATCTTTTAATGTTTGTAAAGTATCTTTTTTAATTGTAGCACTTAAGCATATTACATGTTTTTTATACATTACTTGTAATGCACTTAAACTTCTTTCTGTTATATGATGACACTCATCTAATATAATAGCATCAAATTTTTCAGAGACATATTTGTGTAAACTAATATATGTTACAAAAGTTACTTTATTAAGATATTGTTCTTTATTCCATTTAACAAACTCGTCTTTCCATGTTTGATATAATACTAATTTGGGACAAACAATTAAAATTTTTTGTGCTTCAAATTTGTCTAGTAATTTTATTGCTTGTAAAGTTTTTCCGTAAGATGTTGGTAGTTGTAAAATAAAATTATTCATTATTCATTATTTTTTTTTAAGATAAAGGTCAAAATAAAATGAAGGAAAACAAGCATATCTAAACTGTGATTTAGTCTAGTTATCAAAAGTACTAGAAGTAGCGATAGCATTTTCGCTAGCACCAGCAAAAACATTAATGATATTCTGCTGAGGATTTCCATAAGCAAATACAATTTTATTTTGCAGAAAGTCTGAGTAATAAGAACCGGAACCGCCTGTAAGAATATCGCTACGGCCGATAGAAAATATATTAAAATAATTATTTGAAAAAGAAGAATTCATTAGCCAAAAAAAAGGTGAAAGGCCATTAAGTTGCGGATGAATAGTAAAAATATTCCAAAAACTATAGATCTATGACTCTTTTATTCCATAAGTTGTTGGCAGATCTATAGTTCCTTCAAAAACAAAAAAACCATTTCCCATAGAATAAAAAATTAACTAAAATCCTTCATCACCCGCTTTTTTTACAGGATCTCTCGTAACACTTCCAAAGGTAAGAAATTTATTAAATCTATTTTTATTAATATACTTTACATTGCCAATATTAACTGAATTCCATGTGTAATCATTAGATACAGATTTACTGTTGTTTATAAATTTAACATGATAACCATATCGATATGAGTTAGATTTAACCGTAAAGTCTGTTTCGTAACAGTCAGTATTTCTCCAGTCACATGTACCATTAATAGTACCATATGGCGTGCAATATTGATATTTTTTTGGAATATATACTTCTCCATAGTCGCCGGTTTGATAAAAATAATATCTTTTATCATTTATTATTGTTCCTTTATCAAACCATTCATTAGTTGCTAATATAAAATATCTCGAATTATAAAATGTTTTTTTGTCTATTTTATATTTATAAATATAACGATAAAATTCTGTATCCTAGATATACTCGCTAGGAGATAAATGTATAGCATTAAACTAATCATAATTAAATTGTATAAGGCCGGCGCAATCAGAGTGACCATAAAAATTAACAATTAACATTACTTCGCCTTTTTGAGATGTATCTAATTCATATGTTATTTCGTTTTTAACTTCTATATCAATATATCTTGCTTTTAAAAGAAAAATTCTATTTGTATTTTGCGATAATGTAGAAAGAAGAACTGGCAATTGACATTCTGTATCTATAATCCAATCTTTATATAACTATCTTTCTAAGTGTGAATGCTAATCTGATATTTTTGTTATTAAAAAATTATTACTTTCGTCGTTTTGACAAAAAGGCTTAACTAAATGACAATAATAAAATCTATAAATTAATGCAATCTAGTCTTTACATATGACATCTCCATTGTAATCTATATATCCAGATGCGGGCAAAATAATAAATTGTTTATTTTTATTACTAATAAGTTTTACTCCTTCATAATCTTTATCAATATATTTTTTAATTTTTACATTATTAAATAATTCATTAATCTATTCGCAATTTGGATAAACAACATCTTCACTTGGATTAAAATTTTCTGCTACATATTTTATAGAATCTATATAAGTATAATCTCCATAAGGATTGTCGTCAGTAGCACCTAGCCACTATGAAGCCCATAATGTACCACTAGGAAGTCCTAAATCAACAAATTTTATACTCTATCCATAGCCAGTAATTACTTTATTTGCCATAATACAATAATTTTAAATTTCTACTCTTATTAATTTATTATCTTTACATTAAATACACTAATTAAATTATCACCATACAAATATATCTGCAAATCTTTTTCTATATCATTTTTTACTTGCACCCATTTAATAAAATATTCTTTTCCTGTATGTGATATAGCGTCAGAAAAATATATATCATTGCCATTTAAATCTTTACCATCATAAATCATTGATGTAGTATGATATTCATAAGGTCTATTCGATTCAAGATAAATAACCAATATATTATAATCCATTTCTACATGAACACCCATTCTTTTGTCTTCTGCAACAGGCATCCATTGCTTTGTAGTTTCATTCCAACAGGCAATATCTGTAGTGTATCCCGACCATGCAAATATATATACGTTAATACAAAATGCAAATATACATAAAATAATTCTTTTCATAATGCTATTCTATTAAATTATTTTTTATAGTTATTTCTTCTATTTATAATTATCAAACAAACAGTAATTATACAGAAGCATACAGTAAAGAAAGAAGAACTTTCACAAAAGTTCACTATATCATATATAACGTGCATATTAATAAACAATGATGAATACAATAATGGTATATTACACATAATAATGAACTTTGTGAAACTTCTTTAAAAATTCTTTCTTTTTCATACAGCACATTATGCCTTTACTAACATAATGCACTTCATTACAAGTTACTTTTTTTACATAAGCAATTTGTAATTCATCAAAATTTGATGCAAACACATCTCCCTCTTCTATTTTTATAGTATATTTCCAAAATATAATAGGAAATATAATACAAAATAATAACAGTAATAATAATCCTACACTCATGATTTTAATGTTTTATTACATCTATACGCTAACTCTCTAATATACTGCCATTTAAATTTATTTATATTTTCATTTTCATAAGATTTATAAATGATACAATTATACAAATGTTGTACAGTCATATCTTTTAATAACACTTGTCTTCCGTTAGCAGCATTTCTTACCAAATTGTTCCTTATTTCTTCAAATGGAGAATCAGTATATATACTTATATTAACAGCAGGTTCTTTATTTATGCTTGTTCTAACATAATCAGTACCACCATCTAACATATATGTTTCTCCATTTTTATCTATATGTGTAACATAATCATGTCTATGAGTAGATGTAAGTATTGTTCCATCAGGAGTTTGTATTCTATTGACCAGTAATTCTTTTTCACACATAAAAATGTATTTTATGATAAGTTTTTAGAAATTCTTTCTTTTCCATTGCTTTTATTTGTCCTTTATGATTAAAGTAAACAAATTTTTTAGTTACACTTTTAATATAAACTAATATATTTTCATCATCATTAAGAGCAAACACATCTCCCTTTTCTATTTTATTGTAATATAACCAATAAGTTATTGCAAATAATACGCAAAAAATTATTAATATAATTAATCCAATACTCATTTTGTTTATTCTTTTTTAGCATTTATAAGTTCTTTAATAAATATACTAGCATAACCTGTTCTTGGTATAAAATCAACATTAACTTCTAATTGATCAGAATCGTCGTCTATAAAGGCATATACTTTAAATCCACCAGCATTTATTTGATAATCAACTGATTCATTATGTTTATATTGGTTTACAGCGCCATTTACAGCATCTTTTATAAGATTTGAGATAACTTTTTTTATAGAACATGCAGATACTAATTTTAATTGTGATCCGTCAAAATATTCCCAATTTAGATTTTGCATTATTTTTACAACATTATCAAAATCAAATAGATCATCATAAATGACATCTTCAATTATTGAATTTATCTTATTGTCATAATCGATATTTGACTTCTCTAAACTTTTCAAAGCATCCTCTACTGAAAGAACTCCATTTTTTACTTTTTCAAGTATATCTTTTTTATCCATTATTTTTTTATTTTAGAATATAAATGTTTAATAAGATTGTATTGAAAACCAAAAACAGTAAGGAAAAAATCTACATCTACTAATTCTAATTTATTATTTGTACAGTATAATGTGGCAGTTACAATATCTTGATTTAAATATATTTGTGTTATTGTAACCTGTTCTGGATTTGTATTAAAATAATTAGAATAAGTAATAGGCTTATTTTTTTAAAGATAATTGGTTTTTCTTTAGTAGCATTTAATGATTGAAGACCTTCCTTAATCAGGATTGATTCGGATTTTGTAATTATTTCATACTCATTAAAGTATTGTTCAAATTTATTCATAATTAATCATTAAAAATTTTCATCATTCCTAAATCATTGATTTCTTCGCAATTAAATGCATATTCAAATTCTTCTAAAGCAAATACTTTATCGGCAAATTCTTTTATTTTTGGATTTGCTTTTTGCTCATAAAATTCTGCAACAAAATCTTCATCGTTTAACAAAGGATTATCAGGAGAATAATAATAAATTTTCATTTTTTTATTTCTAAAATTTTTAATGCCTTTTTATCATAACTATCATTTAAAAATTTAACTAAACTATCTTTATCTAT